CGGGGACATATGTGGCGTAAGCCACCCACGTTGATGTTATTCACGACATTCATTTGTCATGAATGGGTAACCCCTCAATTTACGACCTCCATGGAAACGTGGAGAATTCCTATCTTGAACTAGACGTGACCCTACAACTTACCACTTTAACAATGCTAAGCTTAATGAAAATTATTCATTGGGCTATAACATGGTGGTACCCGAGTGTTGAGAATGCCAAACTCATCAGTGAGTGGTGGTCACTTAAAATACAAATGTGGTATTCAACCCGAGGGTTCTTATGGACTATTAGTCACATAAAAGCTATCCGATTGCATATCACACGTTATATTTGTGGTGAACCACTTTTAACACCGCAGGGATCTTTAAGTCTAAGAAAAGATGGATTACCGAAAGGTATCGATCCTTTATTAGATGTTCTCGGAACAAATCAAGGTAAAAGCTTTGTATTAACATTGCTTAATATCTCGAGATGTTTACCAGGAACAAAAGACCCTGACTTGTCAACGATTACCTCTCCTTGGGAAGGTTATATACCTTTTCAAATTAAGGAATTTATTCCTGAATTTGTAAAGATGTATAATTTTCCTAAGTACGAAAGTAACTTTACACTGAGTGAATTGATAAACTCGAACAAGTCTGGACCTATAGGAGTAACTACACCAACTTCTGTTTTACAGGTTAATCAAATACCTGATAAAATGAAAGATGAGTTAGTACTACTTACTAGTGGTTATCTAGAACCGTTGAATATTATGGGACGAATAATCCCTAATATCCCACCGATCTTGAAACCAATTAATAAGTGGGCTCCAGCCACTGAAAAGTGGTTTGGAATACTATGTAAAGCTTTTCATGCAAGACGTCCAGAATTTGTAACTTACTTGCGTAAGTTATCAATTGTGAATGATCCTGAAGGGAAAGCTCGAATCATATGTATCTTTGATTATTGGTCACAAATGGCTTTGAAAGGTATTCATAATTATGGTTTTAGTCTTCTAAGACTAATCCCACAAGATAGAACATTCGATCAAAATCCATTTATGATCAAGAAAGAAGGACCCTACTATAGTATAGACCTTACAGCTGCAACAGATCGATTTCCTCTGGAATTGCAAAAATTGCTACTCCAAGAGTTATCATCTGAGACAGTTGCACGGGCATGGTCAAGTTTACTTACTGATTATGAAGTATTTGTTCCGTGGGAGAACCGTACAGTTAAATACTGTGCTGGTCAACCCATGGGAGCATATAGTTCATGGGCAATATTTGC